GAGTCACCATAAACTAATAATGCTAAGGGAGGTCTACGCATTTCCATAGCGCGCCTCCGAGTAAATTGTTCATCACGAATACTCTTCAATTGATCAATGTATTTACTCATACTTAATCTATCAAATTCTTTCATAGAGTTTTTATATTTGATTATTGAGTCTCCCTTTTCTATATGATCATCAAGATCTTTTAAAAAGGAATGCTCAGTAAAACCAAATAATTCCGGCTCATTAAGCAATTCAGCCTGTCTCTTTAAAGTTAAAAATTTCATATAGAAATCTGTATAAGCTTTTGAAGAGTGGAATATAGGCTCTAAACTACCAGTAACAAAACATTGATATCCTCTTTCAAACAAAAAAAGAGTTGTATCAATCATGGTCCTATAAAAATCAAGACCTTGATGATATTTCCTTTTAATAGCTTCACTCTCAACACGAGAGTAATTGAATTTATCAAAGGTAATACCAACTTTCTCACATAAATTGAGAGATAACATATACATACAAACTTTATAAATTTTTTTAAAAATCATGGAATCTTTCATTTCATCAAATTTGTCTAACGACATTCGAGCAAAAACTAAATTCTCCTCGATTCCTTGAACATTCCAAGCAAAAACTTCATCAAAATAACTTTGAAGACGATTATACATATCAGCACTAACTAAAGGACCATTAATACGTAATTTGACAAACATAATAACAGCTGCCGAATAATCACTAACACTATCACTTTTTAGCAAAAAGCTAACAAAAAGACCAACATCCTCAATCAATTTGAGGACCCAATCTTTATCAACACTTTGCGTAATAATTTCAAGAGCTTGAAGTTCAAACTCAGAAGTATCATCTAGTAATTCAATATCTGAAACACTATAAATAGGTTCAAAAAAATTTAAACTAAAAGTCCAATCATCAATCTCTAAAGTAGGATTAAATCTTGGTACACTAGTCCCATTGATAAAATGAGCTAGTGAACGTAAATTTGGAAATGGACTTTCAATTTCAACATTTGTATTAGGAACTGGCCAGACACCATTCCTAAAATTGTCTACAGTTTCAGAACCGTAGTAAGGACTCACATCATCTAGTTCAGGAAAATGATCATCTCTATCTAAATGGCCATTACGATTCACATGAAGACCTCTATAACCTAAAATGGCAAGCATATCAGGTGTAGCATGTCTATGCACAGTGCGAATCATAGCAGCATCAACAGGATCATAATCCTCAGAATGGAACGAACCTATAGAATCTTCATCATCTGAAGATTCAGGATCCAAATCCATTCTCCTATCTACCATCCATGATGGTAGAA